AATGTTCCAGAGGAACAAGTTTTCACACGGACTAAGAAACCTGAGACGCTTGATAAAATAAAAACATTATATGATTTTAAAAAGTATCCAGAAAATATTAAAGAAAAGTACTACGATTATATTAGTAATGAGTATAATAAGCGTAGTGATGGTCACTGGTTCATGTGCAACGGTGAAGCTCAATACATTACCGGTTCGCACTACATCTACCTCAACTGGACTAAGATTGACGTTGGGTTACCCGACTTTCGACAAGCAAATAGGATATTATACTTATTCTGGGAGGCATGTTGTGCAGACTCAAGAAGTTATGGAATGTGTTACCTTAAGAATAGAAGGTCCGGGTTTAGCTTCATGGCAAGCTCAGAGACTGTTAACCAGGCTACACTATCTAGAGACTCTAGATTTGGGATCTTATCAAAGTCAGGTGGAGATGCTAAAAAGATGTTTACGGACAAAGTTGTACCAATATCAACAAATTACCCATTCTTTTTTAAACCAACACAGGATGGGATGGAACGTCCAAAGACGGAGTTATCATACAAGGTACCGTCAAAGAGACTCACTCGCAACTCCATTAAGGAGAACGCGGATGAGACCGACCAGCTCGGGCTTGATACCACGATCGACTGGAAGAATACGGGGGACAACTCGTATGACGGGGAGAAACTCAAGCTCCTCGTCCACGATGAATCGGGTAAATGGGAGAGACCGGACAACATCCTCAACAACTGGAGGGTCACGAAAACGTGTCTTAGGCTCGGAGCAAGAATAGTTGGTAAATGCATGATGGGATCAACCTCTAATGCAATTAAAAAAGGCGGGGGGAATTTTAAAAAACTATATTATGATTCAAACGTCAACAAGCGAAATCGCAATGGGCAGACTGCTAGTGGATTATATTCTTTGTTCATACCTATGGAATGGAACTTCGAGGGATTCATTAATAAATATGGATTTCCTGTCTTCGATAATCCAGAAAAACCAATCGAAGGAATTGACGGAGAGCTTATCTACTCTGGAGTTATCGAGCATTGGGAGAATGAAGCAGATGGACTTAGAGATAACAACGATGGATTAAATGAATATTATAGACAGTTTCCAAGAACAGAAAAACACGCTTTTAGAGATGAAATAGCAAAGTCTTTATTTAATCTTAATAAGATATACGAACAAACTGATTTCAACGAAGACTTAACTAAAGAAGGTTATGTAACTACTGGATCGTTTAATTGGAAAAATGGAGTTAAAGATTCTGAAGTACAATTTTCACCAAATAAGAACGGAAGGTTTAGGTTATCCTGGATACCTCCCGTAAGTATGCAAAACAATATTGTTATAAAGAACGGTATAAAATATCCCGGCAATAAAGACATGGGTGCTTTTGGCTGTGATAGTTACGATATTAGTGGAACCACCGACGGTAGTGGATCAAATGGCGCATTGCATGGGTTAACCGCTTATAGCATGCTAACTGAGGTTCCTAATAGTCAATTTTTTTTAGAGTATATAGCTAGACCACAAACAGCTGAAATATTTTTTGAAGATGTTTTAATGGCAATGATATTTTATGGCATGCCAATACTAGCGGAAAACAATAAGCCTAGACTATTATATCATATTAAAAGACGCGGTTACCGAGGCTACTCAATGAATCGGCCCGATAAAGCGCGCAGCAAATTATCTGTTACTGAAAAAGAATTAGGTGGTATACCAAACTCTTCTGAAGATATCAAACAGGCGCATGCTGCTGCAATTGAAAGTTATATAGAAGACCATGTAGGACTAAAAGAATCTGGTGATTATGGTAAAATGTATTTTCAAAGAACGCTCGAAGATTGGGCAGGATTTGATATCAATAATAGGACAAAGTTTGATGCATCTATAAGCTCAGGACTAGCTATAATGGCTTGCCAAAGGCATTTGTATGCATCAAAAACAACTAGAGAAGTTAAAAAAATTGATTTTGGTTTTTCTAAGTATACTAACACAGGACCAAATAGTAAAATAATAAAATAGAAATGGCAGAAGCTAAAGGACAAGTTACTCAATTTCCCAGCCAATCGGTAACAGACTCTGAAAAGAGCAGTGAAAAATACGGACTGGAAGTGGCGAGAGGTATCCACAACGAATGGTTTAAAAAACATACGGGCAGTGGCAGATTCTCAGAATCTAAAAGAAACTTTCATAAGTTAAGGTTGTATGCTAGAGGAGAACAATCTATTTCTAAGTATAAAGATGAATTTTCAGTAAACGGAGATTTATCGTATTTAAATTTAGACTGGACTCCAGTACCTATTATTCCTAAATTTGTAGATATAGTAGTGAACGGCATGCAAGATAGACTTTTTACTATCAAAGCTTTTGCTCAGGATCCAACATCAGTAAAAGAAAGAACTGATTTTGTAGACTTCATATTAGAGGATATGAATGCACAAGAGATGATTAATGATATTGAGTCTACGTTGGGTATCAATACTAGGAACGTAAAATCAGAAGATTTACCGTCGAATGCTGAAGAGCTGGAGTTGCACATGCAACTAGGCTATAAGCAAAGCATTGAGATAGCTATAGAACAAGCTATAGATAATGTTTTTAAAAGAAATAAATACCACGAGCTTAAAAAACGTTTAGATTATGACCAAACAGTTATTGGCATATCCTGTGCGAAACATACTTTTAATAATACAGATGGTGTTAATCTTGAATACGTAGACCCTGCTAATTTAGTCTATTCTTACACAGAAGATCCTAATTTTGAAGATGTATATTATTTTGGTGAAGTAAAAGAAATTACTTCAAATGAGCTTAAGAAACAATTTCCTGACATTTCCGACGAAGATTTTAAGGACCTTGTCGAAAAATCTAGTGGTAGCGATTTAAATGACAGTACAGGTTCAGATAAAAATTCATTATCTGTAATGTATTTTAATTGGAAGACTTGGGAAAAGAGTGTTCACAAAATTAAAGAAACCTCCACTGGGGCTAGTAAAGCTATTAAAAAAGATGATACTTTTGATCCACCTAAGGACCAAAGAAATAGATTTGAAAAGGTTGCGCAAGCTAGAGAAGTTATATACGAGGGGGTACAGATATTAGGCTCTGACAAGATACTGAAGTGGGAAAAAGCATCAAATATGGTTCGACCTGATTCAAATACGAATCTAGTAATGATGAACTACGTTGCTAGTGCTCCTAGAATGTACAAGGGTAATATCGAAAGTTTAGTTAGTAGAATGGTTACATATGCTGATTTGATTCAGCTAACCCATTTAAAGCTACAACAAGTGCTTCAAAGAATGACACCTTCAGGTGTATATATTGATGCAGACGGTTTAGCTGAGATTGATTTAGGTAACGGAACAAACTATAACCCACAAGAAGCCCTTAATTTATATTTCCAAACAGGATCTGTTATTGGTAGATCAATGACAGTGGATGGGGAAATGAATGCAGGAAAAATACCAATACAAGAACTGCCTGGAGGTGGTGGGCAACAATCAGCCCTGCTTATACAGGCGTATAACTACTACTTGAACATGATCAGAGATGTTACCGGCTTAAATGAAGCTAGGGACGGATCTGACCCAGACCAGTACGCACTTGTTGGCGTTCAAAAATTAGCTGCTGCTAATTCAAATACAGCTACAAGGCATATATTGCATAGCTCTCTATATATCACAAGTACTTTAGGCGAGGCAATTGCTGTAAGGCTAAAGGATATAATGGAGTTCCACCCGCAAAGAGATGCTTTAGTAAGTGGAATTGGAAGGTTTAGTGTAGGTGCATTAAAGGAGTTAGACAGGTTACATTTGCATGACTTCGCTATATTCTTAGAGCTAGATCCTGATGAAGATGAAAAGCAACTTGTTGAAAACAACATACAGTTAGCTTTATCAAGAGATCAAATACAATTAGAAGATGTTATTGACGTAAGGCAAGTTAAAAATATAAAGCTAGCAAATCAATTACTAAAATATAGAAGAGCTAAAAAATTAGCATTTGACCAAGAGAAAGCAGAAAGAAACATCGCTGCTCAATCTGAAGCTAATGGTAAAGCTGCTCAAATGGCTGAAATGGCAAAAGCACAGGCTGAAACCATTAAAACAGAATCTAAGATTAAGTTATCTCAAGCTCAAGTGCAGTTTGATATTAAAATGCTCGAAGTTGAAGCTCAAACTAAAAGAGAACTAATGCAGTTTGAATTTGATTTGAATGTTAAGTTGAAAAGCATGGAATTAGAAGCTAAAAAAGAAATAGCTTCTGGTAAAATAACAGAGTCCGACATAACAGGTCCACCTTCAACACCTAAACCACAAAAATCTTTTGAATCTAAAGGTAACGACGTGTTAGGGGGTATTGATATGAGTAGATTTAGCCCAAGTTAAAAAAATTATTAACTATTATATATTATTAAATTATGAGTGAATGGAAAATCAAAGGAGCTGTTGACGCAGAAGAAAGCAAATCAGCCCAAGAACAAGAACAAGCAGTATTAGACACTGCTGTTGAAAAAGGTGAGATCGCTCCTGAATCCGCTGGCAAAAATGAAGACGAAGTCCCGGTGATAAACCTAGACGAAGTTAACAAGGCGGCTGAACCTGTAGAAGAAGAAAAAGAAACTGTTGAAACAGAAGTAGAGCCTACTCCTGAAGAAGATACAGAGGTAGAAGATACCCCTTTAGAACTGGTAACTGATGAAGAAGAAGTACAGCCGCAAGATAACAGTCCTAAAGTAGATCAGAAAGCTGCAGAAAGGAATGCACAACCTGAAATTGAATTACCTGAAAATGTAGATAAGCTTGTAAAGTTTATGCAAGAAACAGGTGGTACTGTAGAAGATTATGTAAACCTAAATAAAGATATTTCCGCTTATGAAGACGGCGATGTATTAAGAGAATATTATAAACAAGCAAAACCTTGGGATAGTCAAGACATTAATGAATACATGGAAGACCAGTTCACTTATGACGACGATGATGACCCAAGAGAAATTCGCTCTAAAAAAAGAGCGTTCAAAGAAGAGTTATTTAATGCTAAAAAGTATTTAGAAGGAAACAAAGAGAAATATTACGCAAATCTCAAGTTGAGTAAGCAAAAAGATATTCCTCAGGAGTACCAAGAAGCTTTACAGTATTATGACACACATAAACAGAACACTGAATCAAGTGCACAATTAACACAAACTTTTTTACAAAAAACTGATCAAGTTTTTAGTGAATCTTTTAAAGGTTTTGATTTTCAAGTTGGAGACAATAAATACCGATATAAGGTTCCAAACGTAGCTGACACAAAAGACCAGCAATCAGACATTCAAAATTTTGTATCAAAGTTTCTTGGAGACGATGGGGCTATTAGTGATGCCAAGGGATACCATAAAGCATTGTTTACTGCGCGAAATGCAGATAAACTAGCTGAACATTTTTACGAGCAAGGCCGTGCCGATGCTCTACGTAATTCCGCTAAGGAAGCTAAAAATATTAAAATGGATCCTAGAAAAGAAGGTGTCGTTAAAACCGCTAGTGGACAAAAATTCAAAGTTGTATCAGGCGATTCTAGTTCTAAATTACGAATGAAACTTAAACAATAAAAAAATTAAAAAATGGCTTTAACAAGTGGAATTAACAATTTAGTACCTTCTCCAACGAAAGGTTCTTTATTCCAAAACAACTACATTACAGACTTTAACTTTACGAAGCAATTCTTGCCTGACGTATACGAAAAAGAAGCAGAGATTTACGGAAATCGTTCTATCTCTTCTTTCTTACGTATGGTTTCAGCTGAGATGCCTTCTACGTCTGATGAAATCCGTTGGGTAGAGCAAGGAAGACTACACGTAACATATAATGATGTAGCACTAGTTGCTTCAACAGGTGTATTTACAGTAACACACCCTGCTAATCCTGATGGAACTGCATTTCCTGCTTCAGGAGCTGCTGCTATCCGCGCAGGACAAACTATCATGGTACAAGGTAAAACATCTGGTGGCGTTCCTACTGGGGCAGTGCTTAAAGGAGTAGTGATTACAGCTGGAACTGCTGCTGCAGGAGCAACTAGTACATTCACTGCACACTGTTACTCTGCTGCAACTTGGAATATTACCGTTGCAAACGGCGTTAACGTATTAGTTTACGGTTCTGAATTTGCAAAAGGAACAGCTGGTATGGACGGTGCAATCGAATCTGATTACAGTTCATATACTAACAAACCAATCATCTTAAAAGATAACTACCAAGTAAGCGGTTCTGACACAGCTCAGATCGGTTGGATTGAAGTTGCTTCTGAGAATGGTGCAAGTGGATACCTATGGTACCTAAAGTCTGAGCACGAAACTCGTCAACGATTTGAAGATTACCTAGAGATGTCTATGGTTGAATCAGTTAAGAAAGGTGCATCAGTTCACGCAAACTTCCCAGGAAGTATTACTGGATCTGAAGGTTTCTTCGCGGCTCTTGAGTCTAGAGGAAATGTTTATACTGATCTTGCTGCTGATTCTGATACTATCGCTAGTTTCGATACTATCCTTAAGCAATTAGATAAAAACGGTGCTATAGAAGAAAATATGCTATACACAAACCGCGCTTTATCTTTAGCAATTGATGATGGTTTAGCTGCTAAAAATTCTTACGGTTCTGGTGGTACTTCTTACGGAGTATTCAACAACTCTGAGGATATGGCTTTAAACCTAGGATTTAGTGGATTCCGTCGTGGATCTTACGATTTCTATAAGACTGACTGGAAATACTTAAATGACTTCGGAACACGTGGTCAATTTGGAGATATCGAAGGAGCTCTTATCCCTGCAGGAACATCTACTGTGTATGACCAAGACCTTGGTAAAAACATCAAGCGTCCATTCTTACACATACGTTATAGATCTTCTGAAACAGATGACAGAAAAATGAAAACTTGGATTACTGGATCTGTTGGTGGTGCTTACACTTCTGACGTTGACGAAATGAGAGTTAATTTCTTATCTGAAAGATGTTTAATTACGCAAGGAGCTAATAACTTCTTCTTATTGAAAGACTAATTATTAATATAGCCCTCACTTCGGTGGGGGTTATTTTATTTTAT